AGCCAGTTAAACGCCGCTTCTTTATTTGCTTCAGTAATTGTAGCACGATACGACGTTGAAACTTTTAAATGTGATCCATCATGAAGTTTTAATTCTGCAAGTCCCATCTCACTCATCATAGTGGGTATTACCTCACCTGATATGTGGTCTCTTTTCTTTTTCATCATCTTCAAATCGTTTTCTATATCTGCAATACGATCATCACATAACTCTAATCTCTCTACTTGATCTGCAAGAGAACCGATACCTTCGGTCTTTTTCATTGCATCTTGTTGATCCTTTTCAAAATCAATTGCCATCTATTTCTCCTTTCTCGTATAAATTAATAGATATGGGATAATATTTTCTTTCTTGTTTATCCCATTTTAGTACATTGTATTTACCATGTGTAATATCAGATACAATAGAACATGCAACACCTATAATTGCAGGATCACCTGTTAGTAATAAATAATCTTTTACATGAAAATTTTTTAAACCTTGTCTTAATTTATAAATAAGTGGACCAGGAGAAAAAATCATTTGTGAAAATTCTGGAAGTAAAAATTTAAATTGTCCAAACTGAGAGGCACCCATAATATTAATTTTTGGATTGCCTGCTTGTGTTCCAGGAATTTCTTGAATAACATATACAACGGGCGTATGTGTTTTCATTATACTTTCATACTTATTACTTTCTGACATTGACAAATCATATAACATCCTTTATATGGAAGTCAATAGAAAGAAGAAAATAAAATGAATTATAAATTTAAAACCAAGCCTTATGCACATCAATTAACTGCATTAGAAAAATCTTGGAACAAAGAAAACTTTGCCTACTTTATGGAAATGGGTACAGGTAAAACAAAAGTATTGATAGATAATTTAGCCATGCTTTATGATAAGGGTAAAGTAGATGGTGCTTTAATTATTGCACCAAAAGGTGTTGTTAAAACTTGGTATGAACAAGAGCTGCCAACACATTTACCAAATCATATTGATAATGTGTCTGTATTGTGGCAATCAAATATTACAAAATCACAACAAGAAAAACTAGATTCAATATTAGAAAATGAAATGTTGTTACATGTTCTTATTATGAATGTTGAAGCTTTGTCTACAGAGAAAGGTGTAAACTTTGCTAGAAAATTTATCAACTCACACAAAACTTTAATGGCTATTGATGAGTCTACTACGATCAAAACACCTACAGCAAGAAGAACTAAAAACACTATATTGTTAGGTAAACAGGCTAAGTACAAAAGAATTATGACTGGTTCTCCTATTACAAAGAACCCATTAGATTTGTATACGCAGTGCGAGTTCCTTGATCCGTGGTTGTTGGACTTTACATCATACTACGCTTTTCGTAACAGGTATGCAGAGATGAAGACCATGCATCTTCGTGGTCGATCTATACAAGTTGTCAGTGAGTTTAAAAATCTTGGTGAGTTATCAGAGACTGTAAAAAACTTTTCATACAGAGTATTAAAAGAAGATTGCCTGGACTTACCACCAAAAAACTTTATTAAACGTCATATTACACTGACACCTGCACAAAAGAAAATTTACGAGCAGATGAAAAAAGCAGCTATGGCTGTATTAAATGGTAAAGTTACAACTACAATGACTGTGCTTACACAGTTAATGCGTTTACATCAAATTACATGTGGTCACTTTACTGCTGACGATGGTTCTGTTCAAGAAGTAGAAAGCAACAGACTAAATGAACTGATGTCTATACTTGAAGAGACAGAGGGCAAAGCAATTATCTGGGCCAACTATCAAAGAGATGTTGCACAAATTATAGAACACATAGAAAAAAAATATGGCAAAGGATCTATAGTTGACTACTATGGACTGACACCACAAGAAGATAGACAAGATAACATCCGTAAGTTTCAAAACGATTCTAATTGTAGATTCTTAATTGGTACACCACAAACAGGTGGCTATGGTATTACACTTACACAGGCTAACACTGTGATCTATTATTCTAATGGTTATGACCTAGAGAAGAGATTGCAATCAGAAGACAGAGCACACAGAATAGGACAAAAGAAAACAGTGACTTATGTCGA